GGAAAATCCGGGATTCTCATTGTTTGCAGTATTCTTTTATCAGTTACTGCTGTCTGTCTACATATTATCTAGAATTGACTAAATTTCAATTATTTGTTTTTCGCTCACATTCTTGAGAGACACATATATTTTGCTATTTTGCAATTTTATTTATTTATGTACCAGAACCATGATACATTTTATTAAAAAGGTTATGTAAAACCTTATTACCCCTGACTGAAAAATCTTTGCTAATTTATTGCATTATTCGTGTTGGATTTATCCGTAAAATCGTCACGCAACTTTGTAAAACCTTCAGTTCAATGGAGGGTTCTTCCACCATTGTTCTGTCGTCAGTGTAGTAGGATTTGGACTGGAATGTCCATCTACCTGCCATCATCACACCAAAAATAGACAGCAAATTATAAAAGTGTTACAGTATTAAGCTCTACGAAATTTGACTATCCTGAGGGATGTAAGATTAAAGTAAGATTGCCCAAAGCTGATTTCACACCAAAAACAGCCATACAAACTAAAATATAGGTTAGTTGTCAAAAAGTACAACGAAACCAGTGCGTTGGTGGCGCATAGATCACCCCGTTTGATAGAGTTCGGCTAAACTATTGGGAACTAAACATTCTCGTTGAGAGGAGGTGAAAATGTCTGAAACTGTTGAGTTAACGATGACTAAGTAGCCGAAAATAACTATACTCTTCGCCCTAAGCAGGCGTTAAATCGCCTACTACTACCCCCCCCCCCTTTTGCCAATCATGACTACAACGCAAAAGACCCCCGTAGTACCCGACGAAACTGGCCACCAGACCAGCAAACTTAACTCTTTTGTAAACAAGCTTTTCCGTCGTCGTTCTGACGACACCGACCGTGTTTTGTCTGAAGTTCGCAAACTTCAAAAACCAATTACTCCAAAGTCTATTAGTCATGGCACCATTCCGCTTCCTACGAAGCATAATCGTGTAAGAACCTTTGAAGCAATTGTACAACCAAAATTGCAAGTTCCTTTGAATAAGGCAGATCGCCCAAAGCCTCCACATAAACCTCGTAAGAGGAAATTATCTGGTCCTATAAGTGCGCGTCCAGAAATGGCGTTCTCTTTAGTGCCTGACAAGTTTGATTTATCTGATAGGACTCAAGCGTCTGCTGATTCACTAATTAGTGTATTCGCTGATCTTAAAGATTTGTTAGCTGAAAAGCTACCTAGTTCTGATGAGAGAACGCGCATTCACGAAACCCTTGATTCACTTTCAGAATCCATTTCTAAGATCTCAGATAGAGATTTGAACACTGAATTCTCTGGCATAGCCGCAAAGCTTAAAAATGACTTGTCCAGATCAATTAAAGATCATCTTCCATCACGTAAAGATCTTGGAGTGTTTGTTTTAGGAATCACGCTTCTAGTCTTTGTTTGGAATCCATCCAAACCTAGAGCTGTAGCTGTAGGAATTGCACTTGGATTTTTGCTTGTAACAACAGATTTAATCACTGATTATCCGTTGTTGATAGCAATTCTAGGTGTGGTCTCTGCAATTGGTGTAACTACTTATTGTAAGAGTCCAAATTCTCCTGCGTCTACTAAAGATATAGATGAAGATGATCTGATTACAGCGAAACCAGAAATGGATATGAAAGATATTCAAGATAGTATCACTGCCATTACTTCTATGTTGGCTCTTTATATTTCCACCACCACAGGCAAAAACATTCCTGTGGAGCTTTTTAAAAACTTTGGTGCCGTAGCACGCGTCAAGGGTGGTATTGCAGATGCTGTTGCTGTTGTCATTAGTATGGTTGAAACAATTGTGAACTGGTTAAGAGATAAACTCTTTGACCTTCCTAGCATGCGTTTCTTCCATACTTCTTCTGTCAAAGTAACAGACTTTGTTGAACGAGTTGATCACGTTTTCGAACAAGAACGTAATGGTGAATTTGCTAGAATTGAGGAGAATTATGATATCATTAGAGGTATTGTTACTGATGGAAACATCCTAAAGTCGCAGATGCCTCGTGATGCTTCTTCTCAGTCTGCACATGAACTGCTCAATAAAACTCTACAACAACTTGGAAAACTCTGTGATGACTTTGCTCGTCATAGAATTTCTAAGGATGGCGGTAGACAAGAAGCTGTTGGTGTAGTGCTTAAAGGAGGTCCTGGTGTTGGTAAATCCATCACCATGGAACTTCTTAATGCTGCTATTTTGGCTCAAATTCTTCCTGAGAAACAATATAAAGTCTTCCAAGAAAAACCATCGACTTTTGTCTTTAATAGACAAGCCGAGGTTAAATATTGGGATTCATATACAGCGCAACACCTTATCTGTATGTTTGATGACTTATTCCAAGCACGTGAAGTTGCAGGGAATCCTGATGGGGAAGCTATGAATCTACTTCGATGTGGATCTGCTTTCCCTATGGATATGCATACCGCTGCTATGGAAAGTAAAGGCATGGTTAAGTTCAATTCACTGTTTATTATGTGTACTACTAACATGTCTCAATTAACTACAGAAGTGTTGAATTCAATGGAAGCTTTGAATAGGCGTCTTGATTTTCATATAGTTGTTTGTCCAAAGCGTCAGTATTGTTCAGATGAAACTCGAGAATTGGATTTATATCAACGTAGATTTGATTGGTCGAAAGTTCCTAAAGAGTGGATAAATGTTGAAGGCCGTTACAGGCCCGGACGTTATAATACCACAAAAATGAACGCCGATTGTCAAGAGTTTTATCTTTGCAAGTCTGATGATGGAGTGAATTATGTTCCTGATGGTGATGAAGCTTTGGATTTCGACGAATTAGTAGAACTTATCATGAAAAAATATGAGCAGAAACGCTTATTCTTTAACATGCAAAAGATTGAACAGCGTCGAATTGCTCGAAAGTTCCGTCATGAATCTTATACTGAGGATACTAATACTCACGTTTTCGAAGAAGATGAGAGAGAAACTCTTGGTGTTAGGCTTAGACGACCACAGTTTGGACATATAACTCCTGATGAGGCTGAAGATTTGATGGATCATAGACTAGCTATGCGAAATCTTGATGAAGCATTTGCTGCCATCCCACAATCTGGTAAACCAGATAAAGACAGAGCTCCTATTGAAGTGGATTTGTCAGCTAAACAAGCGTTTATGCGCAAGCTGATTAAAAATGCTAAGGATGCTCGTCTTAATGGTGCAACAGCTAATCCTCAAAGTGGTTTCAGAAATTTCAAGAATCCTTTGGATCTTAGAACTTGGTTTGAAAGATTTGCTTCCATGAAAGATCATGAAAATGAGATTTTATGGGAAATGGTCTCTAGAGCTAGGGAAATTCTTGAACCTGAAGAGATTCCTGCTACACCGGAAATGAACATGTTAGGTTCTTCAACAAATCCCAATCAGATTATACAGATGGAACCTATACCTGTTATTCGTTCTGACGATTCAGTTTACTCTTCAGAAAATGATAACTTTCGTCCTCAAGCAACGTTCAATACTGCCGAGCCCGATATCAAATCGTTTTCTCCTCAGAACACTTCATATCTTTTTACTAAGCCTAGCTTCCAGGAAGCTTTGGCTAATCTTAAGAAGAAGGGACCTGAGGTTGAGCATCTTGAATTTTGCAAACGTGCTATTACTGGTTACTCATCTGACATACAAGTCTTGGTGGAAGATCTCTGTAGGTATCACCGTACTGAACTTGATATTCCAACCCGACGAGAGTATGATGTTGCTATTGACAATGCGTTTAGAGCGAATTTCTCATTTCACGTGGTACCTCCTATGGTTGTGTGTGTTGCTGAGCTTGTACTTCACCTCGGCGAGTCTTTTGTTCTCGCTTTTATTTCTACTAAGAAACATGCCCTTAAGACCTATTTAGAGTCGCAGTGGGGAGGTTGTTATGTATATGTTGAAAAGGTGCCTAAGAATAGTTTTGAAAACTTTTCACGGGGTATCTTGGATCATGTACAGGAAGCGAAGAAGTGGTACAATATTAAGTTATTGGAGTGTCCTTCACTAGGATTCCTCATGAACGTGATTAACCAGAGACCATACTTGACTGCTTTAGTTACTATAGTAAGTGGAACACTTCTATATAAACTATTTGCAAAAGCAGTTTCATTCTTCTTTTCTTTTGCTACTCCTGAGTCGTTAGGACATTCGGATAAGTTGAAATCATCACGAGCTAAACAGAAAGCTTATAGATCAACGTCAGAATTGCATAAAGCTATGGGCTTAGCACATTCCCAAATGGGTAATGCTATGCCTCAGAGCTGCGGTTTGGATCCTAATGGTATTAACATAGCAGAGAGTATTGGAAAGAAACGAGTTTATGAATTCCAGTGTGAGACGAATTTTGGCACAAATAATATGCGGACCATGGGCTATGTAACAATGGTTACTGGTCGTATAGGAATAATGCCTTATCATTTCATCGCTGCACTTGGAAATGCTTGTATAGACAATCCTAAGTATATGCAAGGAAAAGTTTTAATGAAGAAACCAAACTCTGGCCATTCTTACGAGTTCACAGTTCTTGAAATAATTAAAGGACATAAAACTGGTGCCTTACAGCATTCGGATATTGTTCTTGTAGAGTTTCCTAGAAATATGCAACCTGTGAGAGATGGTACGGAGTATTTTGCTTCACGCGCTGATTTTAAATCAGTTGCAAAGAACATTCCTTTCATACTCTATCTTGGTAACAGAGGTGGAGGGCCTGCATACATTTATGGTACAGCTAATGCGCGCGATAAGCCTCTTAGGTGTTCAGCCGAAAATATTGGTACTTATCACGCTCGTGATACGTATTTCTATAATGGTTGCACTAAGGAGGGTGATTGCGGTGCACCCTTCTTTGCAATGAATTCTGCTATTACCAAAAGAAAAATCTTTGGTATCCATATAGCTGGTTCAGAAGAGGCTGCTGAATCATATTCAGGAGCTATTGCTTTGGAGGATTTGCTTGAAGACTTAAAACTCTTTGATGCTCAACCAGAATTAGAAGAAGATCCAGACGATGTAACACCACAAGCGAACATAGAACCCTTTTCAAAGGGGCAGTTCGATGAGGTGGCTGTTGTACGGCCTGCTCCTACTCGCAATTTTACAACGGCTATCCGACGATCAAGACTTTTCGGAGCTTGGGGGGATGCTATCACAGCGCCTGCCTTGCTCAGAAAAGACACCGACGCCAAAGGAAACTTAATTGATCCTGTTGCTTTAGCACAATCGAAATATTGTTTCCCAGCCGTGTGGTTTAACCAAGAGTTGATTGATCAGTGTAGAGATGTTTACTATTCACATATAGTTCACGTCCACACTGTTAAATATGAGAAACGTCTTCTTACTATTAGGGAGGCTATTAATGGAATTGAGACTGAACTTGAATCTAATGGTATAGCAGCATCTACAAGTGCTGGCTATCCCATGAACGTTCAAGGGAAACCCAATAGAAAGAAATGGCTTTTCGAATATGGTAGAGAGGGTGAAATTTTTGAGCAGCGTCTAGAACAGATTACTTCAGATGTTGAACATGTAGAAAATAAATACAAGAACAATATTAGACCATCTTGGTTTTTCACGGATTGTTTGAAGGATGAGAGGAGACCTCTAGCTAAAGTAGCTTCTGGTTCAACTCGTATGTTCTCAGGTTGTCCGTTTTACTATCTCATAATATTCAAGAAATATTTTGGTACTTTTGTACTTGAATCTATTGCGAATAGAGTTAGGAACGGAAGCGCTGTAGGAATGAATCCTTATAGTGCAGACTGGAATGCTCTCGCTCAAATGCTCACTAAGTTTGATACGGTTGGTTCTTCCGTGGGGGCTGGCGACTACGCCGGTTTCGATGGGAGTGAGAAACCTAGAGTACATTATGCTACCTTAGATATTATCAACAGGTGGTATGGTGATTCTATAGAAAACCAACGTATTAGATCTCTTCTATGGTTAGATCTAGTTAATTCTAGACATATCATGGATGGTGTGGCTTATGAGTGGAGTTCCAGTCTACCTAGTGGACATCCTTTCACAATTTGGGCTAACAACATGTACAACGAAATGGCTTTCCTAATGTGCTGGAGCAAATTAGGAGGTGATCTAGACAAATTCTATGAAAATGTCTACCTGTGTCGTTGCGGGGATGATAACATATTCACAGTCCATCCGGATTATAGAGAAATGTTTAATGAGATCACTATATGTGCTCCAATGAAAGAACTTGGACTGACTTACACTACCGAAACTAAAGGTGAAGCTATATATCCCTTCAGAAACCTTGAGGATGTTGAATTTTTGAAACGTAGTTTTAGATTTGAAACAACTAGAGGTCTGTGGTTAGCTCCACTAAGGTTAAATGTTGTGTTAGAAATTCCTTATTGGACGAAGCGTACATCGGACAAACATTCGATTGCGGTTTCCAATGTTATAGAAAGTTTAAGAGAATTATCATTACATTCGAAAAAGACTTATGACAAGTATGAATCTATCATTATTGAAGAATGCCAAAAGGCTTACCCTGAGATTGAACCTCCGAGGCCTCTAGTACAATCGTATGCCAATAGACAAGCTGAAGCTTGCAGGCAAGTGATGTTCTTCTAGACTTTTAAACGACATGGTAGTCGTTAAACACTGTGGTTTGTATGTTGCCACTAAACAAGCATACGAAACTTTCTCATGTGATCTTGCAAAATTGTAAAAATCCTTGTATATAAAATAATTTATTCATTGCTATGAGAATTAAAGGCCTGATTATTTAGTTTACTGATCAAGATGGGCCGCTGGCAGCCCCAGCTATATCTAGATCAAACAAGGTACGCTCCCACATATTGAGTCGTTGTGGTGAGTTAAATTATCGACTTGCTGAAAATTCATTTTCGGGTGGAGACCCGCAATCAATCTCCAACAATTTTACCTCTCAGCAGGTGGCGGGCGAGGACACAAAATCCCAACAAAACACTACTACTTTTAGTAATGATGGGAATTTAGTCTCCGCGTCGGTTAACAATTTTAAACGACTTACGTCAATGCTTACCAGTACATCAGCGGATACCTCTGAACAGTCTATGAAAGCTTTTCTAGCTAAACCTGTTCTCATGGTATCTGGCACCCTTGGAACTACTGATACCTCGGGTACTTTTACTAGATACACTGCGCCGCATGACTTTTTGCAAAAACCTGTAGTCTTGAATAAAATTTCGGGATTTCTCGGATTCAAAGGCACTCTAGTTGTCAGATTTCAGATTAATGCGAATAAATTTCAACAAGGAAGATATATGTTGTGTTTCACCCATTCTGGTGGATCGAACCCAATATCTGTAAATGGTCCTTTGAACTACTTAGCACACACTAATACTCTAGTCCAGCGCACACAATTACCGCGCATAGAATTGGATTTAAGTTGTGATACTCAAGGAGTTCTAAAAATACCATATACTTCTTGTTTGAATTATACACCCATATCGGCTATTACTGCCAATAATGGGTTTGGGGCTGTAGGGAGCCTCCAAATATTTCCCTACTCACCTTTGGTAGCACCATCCGGTTCTACAACTTGTACATACTCTCTCTGGTCTTCGTTTGAAGACGTAGAATTAATTTCTGCGGCTGCACCTCAAGCTGGAAAGATGATGACGGGTCGTTCGATTTCAGAAAAAGAAGCTGCTTCTCAACAAAAGGGACCTTTGTCCTCCACGTTGTTGAAGATTTCAAAAGCATCTTCATTATTTGTTCCTGTACCAGGAATTTCCGCTTACGCCTCGGGGTTGTCTTGGATTTCAGATATTGCTTCCAATGCTGCATCTATATTCGGGTGGAGCAAACCAGTAAATCAAAGCTCTTTAGTTAAGACAGAGCGACAAGTTTTGGCCAACTTTTCCCACGTAAATACAGTTGATCAAGGACAGGTTTTGGCTTTGAATGCTAAAAATGCTGTTGATGTTTTGCCTGGTTTCTCTTCCACGGATACTGATGAGATGGATTTTTCTTTTCTCGTTACTATTCCAGCCTGGATTAAAACTTTTAGTTGGACAACTGCTAATACTTCTGGTACCGCGTTGGCCGAATTTGGAGTTTATCCTAGTTCTTTAGTACAAACGAGAACTGGATTAGGCACTATTGGAATTACTGATTATACGCCTATGCAATTAGTTAGTAGTTACTTCTGCTATTGGAGAGGATCTCTAGTATTCACTTTCAAACTTGTTAAAACTGAATATCATTCAGGGAGACTGGCTTTTGTTTTCTTCCCGCATGATTCTGACAATACTGTTTCAGCTAGAAGTTTGGATCTCAGTACTTATACACATCGCGAGATTGTTGATGTGAGAGAATCTTCTATAATTACAGTCGCAATTCCATATGTTGCTAATTCTTCATACAGAACCTTGCTTACAGCTGGTATTTCAATAGGAACACTTTCAGTGTACGTGTTGGATCCACTTATAGCTCCAGCTTCTGTCAGTTCGTCTATCACAATACTTACTGAACTAGCTGGTGGTCCTGATATGGAGTTTGCAGTACCTAGATCTCAGCAGAATATGCCTGTTATGTCAGCCACTCCTCAAAGTGGTAGAGTTTTGACAGAACCTATGCCAGATAATCAAGAGTGTGCCATTGTCAATTCGACTATTGGTGATGCTCTAATTACATCTGACAACTCTGTTAATGCTGCTGCGTGTATTGGAGAGAAGATTACTTCTTTTAGAACTTTACTTAAGTGTATGAATTTCATGCCTTATTTAGTTGGTGAACCTACGCCCTCACGGTTTTTGACCATTGTTCCTTATGGATCGTTGGTTTATTCAAATACTGTAGCGAACAACTATCCCGATACTATTGCTGACCTCTACTCTACATTGAGTGGTTGTTATGCTCTGGTTCGTGGTGGTGTTCGCTTAAAGATTGTAGGTTCCTCGGCTCTAGCGCAAAATTTAGCACCAGTATTGTTCTCACAACAGGTGACTTTTAATACGTATAGTTCATTTACGAATCACACGACTGTTTTGCCTGATGGGAGTTCTAATCCTAATGCCTCACGCATAAGCAATCCACAACAGTTTAATCAAGTTGCTGCGAATCTTTGTACAGAAACATCCATTCCACAATATCACAGATATCATTCTCGTGCCACTCAAGACCATTATGTTGGTCCTTCCCAGATTTATACCACGCAAGCGGCTTCTCTAGCCAATCGCACGGTTGTAACATATTATTATCCGGGAAACACAACGATGCCCATTAACTATGTGTGTCGTGGTGGTGCTGATGATAGTAACTTCGGTGTTTTCGTGTCGGTTCCTCCGATGACGAATCCTAATGGAGTTGCTGGTAGTTTGTGAGAGCCTTATCGACCGGGCGTTGTACGGTCGACCTGTCCCAGGTAGGGAGACAGCTCAAACTTTTTGTTGGTTTGGTTTGAGTTATTGAATTTGACGTCCAACACTTTTACGTCAAATTTGAGCCTGGTTTACCCAGCGCCTTTCTTCGTGTTTACAATGACCCGATGATTGATTCCCCGGAATATCTACCATATCTTTATGATTAATAGATGCGCTGGGTGAATTATAATCAACGGCGAGTATCAATGGCCCTCTTATTAAAAGGTCATCTTGCAAACAAGCGATGTTTCCGTTTCTATATTCTTAATAGTTACAGAAGGGAAACAATT